CCGCAAAAACATGTTATCAATTACGGCAAAGCTATTCATTACCAACCGAAAAGCATTGTTACCCCAGTACCCGTGTACGCGGCCTTTAACCGTAACTTTGCCACGCAGCCTAAGTTTATTACATGGATGCTACGCAACGTCCATCAGCCGGTCTACACGGGCATCTATCAAAGCAATAAAGGCATCGATACACCGGTGTTTCAGATTTCGATTTACACGCAAGTGATTGAGGAAGGGTTCACCATATCCAATCAAATCTTGCAATCCCTACATGGTTATAGCGGTATGTTTGGCAATGTATCGGACGGGGGGTTTTATATCTCCAAGGCCGATGTTCAATGGCTTTACAACGGTTATGACAATGAAGACAAACTGGCGCAAGTCTTTCTAGATTGCACCATAGATATTCCATCATAAGACCCTTGTACAAATCCCAATACTAACTATTGAGATTAAGTGATTTTTAACTTGAAAGGTAATTTAAAATGGCACTCCCAAGCAAAGTTCTAGCCGGTTTTACCGCTACGTTGTACGCACAACCAACCGCAACCCCTACGCCCCTGACCGTAGCAAACTTGTCTGTTTACGCATCTGTTTCTGCACTAGCAGTTATCGGTAATGCAATCCCTGTAGAGGCAATACCCGCCTTTGGTCAAGATGATGCTGTTGCATCTTTTGGCGTAGCCGGTTCGCGTCAATCTGACAAGATACCTACGCAATCTGCACCGACATCGATGTCAATCACCGCAGCTTGGAATCCATCAGACACCAATCTGTTGTTGATTCGCGGTGATGCCTACAGCGGCTTGGTTGACCGTACCTTTGTGATCAGCGCAACCGATGGCACAGGCATCGTTAACTACGCCTTTAACGGTCGCGTTAGCCAATGGACTGTTGATTCATCGCCAAGTGCTGAAGCCAAGGTGACGTTCACCATTCACCCCCGTGGCAACCAATACGGTTGGTCAGCAAGCACCTAATCATGGCTAACTTAGGCGAAGCCATTGATTTCCTAATGAACCACTACGGTTCATTGGATGCCGCTGCCCAACGCTTGCCCGTTGATGCACAGGAGGTCGCAGACGCTATCGAGCATTTCGACCCCGACTCAGCCGAGTTCGTAGCCTTAACTTATTTAGCTAAGTACAACCCGATTGTGAAAACCACTAAATCAATCAAACAAGAAGAATAAAACATGACCACGACAATAAAAGACACAAACGATTTACTGAACTTCTTAGTAGCCCAATCCGATACCCGCAAGGATTGGTTTGGGTTTACTCAGCAAAGATTGACCGCCATCACCTTGGCCCATGACATTGCAGCCAACCATGCAGATAAATTCACGCCCGATGAAATCGTTGAATACGTTTCAACGCTGAATAACGCCCTGTACCAAAAAATCATCAAGCCATTGGGGTAATCATGGGCGTAGCTTTCAAAGTTGAAGGGTTGAAAGAAGTGCTGATGGCCTTTGATGAACTTGCGTCTGAAATTGGCGATAAGAAGGCCACAAGCAAGATTCTTGTACCCGCTGCCCGTGAGGCCATGAAGCCTGTGCTAACGATGGCGCAAATGAATGCGCCTAAAGATACTGGCGACTTGTCCCGCACCCTGCAAGTTGAGGCTAGAAGGCCAACCAAGCGGGACTTGCGTTCTAAGTACATCAATGCAACCGATACGGTCATTGCCGTAGTGACAACCAAGGCATTCCCCAAGAAAGCCAAAAAGCAGTTCTATGAGGCCAATGCTTCTTTGTACGGGTCGGATAAGGGCGCATACAGCAAAAAGTTAAAAGAGAAAAAGCAAGCGGTAGGCGTTCTGTCAGATGCCCGCGCCATTGCACAAGAGTTCGGTTCAGCACATAACGGGGCGCATCCCTATTTGCGCCCTGCTTTGGAATCCCAATCCCAAAACACCGCCAAAAGGCTTGGGGAAATTATCGGTAGGCGGCTTACACAATACAAGGCAAAACAGAAATGACAAAGTTTTCAAGTGCATTTGGCGACAAGTACCAAGCCAACAAAAAGAACCTTTTAACCCGCACGTTTGAACTAGGCGGGCATACGTTCAAGGTACGCATCCCATTGGTTTCTGAATCCGATGCGATATACAAGAAGGTGTCCGAACCGAATGAGGAAACGGTAGAGAAAACCTACATTCAAATCACCAAACCATTGCGCCAGTTTGAGGATAACCAAACTGAAGAATTCAAGTTCACCGATAACGATATCTTGGTTGATGGCAGATCGATGCGTGAGGCCGCTAAGAACAAGTCAATTACCGAGGCCCGCATAACCGAGTTCTTTAAGTTACTTGTGCCTGAATTAGAGGGGGCAAGCCTAGAAGATTTGTCCTACCAAGACATTGAAGATGAATTCCCAATATCAATACAAATGATGATTGTGGAAAAGATTGGCGAAGTGATTAGCCCGACCTACAGGGAAGCGCGGGGAAACTAATAGGCTCGTTGAAAACCCAATGCTTTGCGGCAATGATTTTCAACGGGCATACCTTAGAAACGATATCAGAACTGGACGATGTGACGATGGCAAATATACAAACAATGTATGCCGATGGCATGGTCGGTAACTATGGCGTTCTCACGCAATTGGCGACACTTACTAACGGTGTTTTTAATTACATGAGAACTGCTAATTCTGTTCCTTATAAGCTAGTCAACATTTTGGGTTCTGCCTATGATTACATCTACCCGCCATTAACAGATGCGGAGAAAAAGACTGATGCAAGCAATAGTCTTTTAGCCTTTATGACTCAGGCACAAGGGTTTGATTCAAAACTATTTGGGGCAGTAAATGGCTAATATGATTGCCCGCTTGGGCGTAACGCTAGGGCTTGATACAGCGGAGTTCAATAAAGGCATTGAACAGGCCGGAAAGAAACTCGAACAGTTTAGCCAAGCAGCAGAAAAGTATGGAAAGATTGCCGCCACAGGATTGGTCGCAGCCGGAGTAGCCGCACTTCAGTATGCCGATGAGTTAGCAGACGTTGCCAAGGCCAATGATGTAGCCATAGCGACTGTTTTGAAACTATCTAATGCGTTGGGGAATGCGGGCGGCAAAGCCAGCGATTCAGGCAAACTTCTTTCTTCATTTACCAAGTTCATTGATGAGGCAGCGGGCGGCTCATTTGAAGCGCAAAAGAACGCCAAGATGTTGGGCGTTAGCCTACAGGACTTAGGCAAACTTTCAGAGGAAGAACTGTTAAACAAGGTTGTCAAAAATCTTGGCTCGATGGAAGATTCTGTCACCCGCAATGCCAAAGCAATGGATGTTTTTGGCAAAGCGGCTAAAGGCGTTGACTTTGTGGCTCTTGCTGATGACATGGGCAAAGCTAATAAGCTAACTGATGAGCAAGCCCTAGCCATTCAACAAGCAGCAGATGCCTACGATATGTTGGCTCAAAATGCGCGTAATACGATGATTATTATTGGCTCAGAACTTGGGCCAGTATTAAAGACAACCCTTGATTACCTTAAAAGTTTACAAGGCGAATCAAACCTTTTAGGTCAAATTTTTAAGACAGTATTTCAAACAGTAGCGGTATTAGGCTCTGAAGTTGGTTGGTTCTTTAAAACCATTTTTAATGAAATTGCTCATACCTACGAAAATGCTAAAACTTTAATTACAAAAGGTGTCGATGCCGCTATTGCAGAAAACAATAGGTACAACGCATCTGTAAAAGCATCAAGGGATAGCGTAGATTTCTTTCAAGCCCAAATAATGGGCGTTAGCATGGGGCGTAGTGGCGTTGATGAAAGACGCACAGACAACAAATCACCAACTGTAAGTGCCGGAAGAACTGTCACCAAAGCCCGCGATAAAGATGCTGAAGCCGCAGAAAAAGCAAGGCTACGGGCATTAGAAAAGTATTTCCATGAACTACAACGCCTAGACAAAATCCTATTGGATGTTGCCGGTAAGGAGAATAGCGCATTTACAGACGCAATTAAACGACTTGAAAAAGATGAGCAAGCCTTAAAGATTAAGAACGGCATTCTTGATATTGATAGATTGACTAAAGACTTGCGTTCTGAGGATATCCAGTTAACCAAAGAACTGTATTTGGCAGAACAAAAGCGATTAGAAAATATCAAAGAAATTGAACACAATAATCTTTTAGACAGCGTTGCTAAAGAGTATTTGGTATCCCAAGAAAACGCATTAGCTGATGCGACTGAACGCTACTTACGCGCACAGAACCAAGCAGTCAAAGCGCAACGGGAAGGCTCATTTGGCGAAGGCTTTATGAAAGAAGGCGCAAAGTTCTTCCGCGATATGCCTACAGAACTTGAAAACGGTGCAAAGGCTTTCACATCTGTAATGGGCAACATGGAAAGTGCCTTAGACAACTTTGTACGCACAGGCAAGCTATCTTTCAAGAGTTTGGCCCGCAGCATTATTCAAGATTTGATTGCTATGCAATTGAAGGCATCTTCAACAAGCATTTTCAAATCTCTATTTGGGATGTATTCAGGCGGGGGCTTTGGTACTGGCAACGCATACGGCAATCAAGACCTTGGCGGCTTTTTAGCGGATGGCGGTTCTGCTAGTGCCAATACCCCTTATGTCGTTGGTGAACGCGGGCCTGAACTGTTTGTTCCCCGTTCATCAGGAACGGTAGTCCCCAATAGCGCATTAAGCGGCATGGGAGGCACTACCAACGTGACAAACAACTACATCAACGCCATTGATACCAAATCATTTGAAGAACGCCTGTACGGCAGTTCTAACGCCATTTGGGCGGCTAATCAGTACGCTAACAAATCGTTGGCGGTGAACAGGGGTCGGGCATGAGTTTTCAAACAATATTCGCAATCCAACAATCTATGACGGTTAACAACCGTAGGACAGTTGGGCAACAAGTGGCCCGTAGCGGCTACATCACCGTGGCGCAATACCTAACCGCAGTACCTTGGGTATTTACCATCACGCCCCATGCCTACCTGTACTACCCACAGGTTCGGGACATTATCCAAACCATCGATAACAAAGACCGGCAGCTACCCGAAACGATTACGTTCAATAGCACCAATCTTTCATGGTTTACCAAGATGCAAGGCACGGCAACAACGGCAACGCTGAACGGTGCGCCCGCTGCAAACACCCAAACGCTTGCCCTAACGTCTAACGGCACATTCAAGGCCGGTGACTTTTTAATGATTAACGGGTACAGCTACAAGGTAACTGCCGATAGCGTAGGGGCATCAGTTGGCATTAACCGCCCTCTCATTGGCTCACCGGCATCAGGCACAACCGTCTATTTAGGCACGGCCTGTACGTTCACCGTGGTAGCCGAATCTTGCCCGACCTACACCCTAAACCCTATGACCGATGGTGCGTTTGTCCAATGGGATGCACCCTTTGTTTTTAGAGAGTACATCACATGACAACCATCAATGCCGTTACTGGCTCACAAATCAATCATGCCGAGTTCGTAAAGCTAACCGTTGGCATTGCCCAAAATGTGTACACGTTTTGTAACGCTGCCGCACCCATCACCGTGGGCGGGATTACCTTTGCCAACCTTGGCGCATTGTTGTCTGTTGGCGATGTTCAGCGCGACATTAAGGCTACCTCTGACGATATGACGATAGCCCTAACCGGCATTGACTCAACCAATGTTGCCTTGATTTTGAGTAGCGACATTAAAGGTTCGTTGGTCGAGGTATGGCGAGGGTTCTTTGATTCAAACAATCAAATCATCACCACGCCTACAACCCAATTCTTTAAACGCTATCAAGGCATTATCAATAGCGTATCCATCACCGAAGATTTTAATTCTGAGGCCCGTACACGCATTGCCACTTGTTCTATTTCTTGCTCATCGATGCGAAGAATATTGGAAAACAGATTGTCCGGCATTAAAACAAACAAAAACAATTGGCAGTTTCTTTATCCAAGTGATACGTCAATGAATCGGGTTGCAGAAATCTCAAACCAATACTTTGATTTTGGTTCACCCCCGCTGACCCAAACGCAATCAAGTGAAACAACGGTTACCCAAACAGAAGACTCATCAGGAACTGGCGGCTTGTAATAAATGATAAGACCCGCGACAAGATACGACATACCAAGATTGTTAGAAATTGTGGAGGCTTATGCTTATGAAAACCCTATTAAAAAACTTGGTGAATCGTGTAACCACTTTCCCCGCTATGTTGAAGAACTATTGTTCAGCATCATTCAAGGCCGTGGGTTTATCTATATCGACTCGAATATGCGCGGGGCGATTGTGGCTTACAAAACTTCTAACATTTGGTCGCCCAAAGTGAAAGAGTTAAACGAGTTGTTGTGGTGGGTCGAACCCGAACATCGCAACGGCACGGTTGGCGGCAGATTGTGGATGGCGTTTGATGAACGCGCAAAAGCAATGCTCAAGGCCGGTGATGTGGATTTTGTTTGCACATCGATTTCAGCCGGTGGCCCGCTGATTGATTACTCGCGTAGAGGCTACAAGCCACTAGGCGCAACTTTCGTTAGGGAATAAAAATGGTCAGCACATTAGTTGCGTTTGCAATCATGGAATTGGGCATGAGTTATGCCGTGGCAACCTTTGCTGTTAACTTTGCCCTGTCCCTGATAGTTACCCGAATCTTTGCCGACAACCCTGAGACTCAGCAAGACATGGGTGTTAGGCAACAAGTACCGCCAAGCGCAGTAAACGCAATCCCTGTGGTGTACGGTGATGCCTACATGGGCGGTACTTTTGTGGATGCGGTGCTGACCATTGACCAACGCAAAATGTATTATGTTTTGGCTACCTCTAGCATTAGCCCAAACGGTCAATTTGCCTTTGACCAAACCGATATGTACTTTGGCGACAGGCTCATTGGCTTTGACCCAACCGAGCAAGGCAAAGTAATCACCCTGACCGATGAGGCCGGTAACGTAGATACAAAGATTAGTGGCAATCTGTTCATCTACTTATTCACATCCAACCAAGCGGGAACAATTACTGCCATCAATAGTTCAGGCACATTACCAAGCGGCATCATGGGCGGTGCTGATATTGCCCTAGCACAAAGATGGCCCGCAAGCGGTCGCCAAATGAACGGTCTAGCGTTTGCCATTGTTGTTCTAAATTACAACCGCGATGCAGATACAACGCAGCTCTCCCCTATTACTTTTCACGTTAGCCACACCCTGAACAGCACAGGCGTAGCAAAGGCCGGTGACGTTTGGTATGACTACCTGACTAACCCTATATATGGCGGTGCAGTAGATGCTGCCTTTGTGAACAGCGCAAGCGCAACAACGCTGAATGCGTATGGCGACCAACTGATTACCTTTACCGATTCTGATGGCAACCCATCAACCCAACCCCGCTACCGCATCAATGGCGTACTCGATGCAGGGCAATCGGTTCTTAGCAATATTGACCGCATCGTATCGGCCTGTGATTCATGGATGACCTACAACGCGGCCCTTGGTCAATGGTCGGTAGTGGTTAACAAAGCAGAATCTGCTGCCTACGCATTTAACGATAACAACATCATTGGCGAAATTCGCGTTAGTGCAACCGACATTACAAGTTCTATCAACCAAGTTGAAGCGCGTTTCCCGTTCAAAGAAAACCGCGACCAAGCAGCGTTCATTAACATTGAAACGCCTAGCATATTGTTGTACCCGAATGAACCCGTTAACAAGTATTCCATCACTTACGATTTGGTTAACGAATCGGTGCAAGCGCACTACCTTGCCAACCGTTTACTTGAACAGGCCCGCGAGGATTTAATCGTTGGGTTCAGCACAACCTACTACGGCATTCAGGTAGATGCCGGTGATGTGGTCAGCGTTACCAATACCGATTACGGTTGGAATGCCAAGCTATTCCGCGTGATGAAAGTAAATGAAGCCAGTTTGCCTGATGGCAGCTTGGGCGCAAGGTTGGAGTTAACCGAGTACAACGCACAAGTTTATGACGATCAAGATATTACGCAATTTACGCCCGTGGCAAATTCAGGTCTGCCCTCGCCTACTTATTTCTCGCCATTATCTGCACCAACAGTAACGGGTTTTGCGTCTGCGACATTCCCGCATTTCGATGTTCAGGTTTATGTTCCAACTACAGGTCGAGTTCTTTTTGGCAATCTGTTCTACACATTAAGCGCAAGCCCTGCTGCATCCGATTGGAAACTGTTAGCTAATGCTGCAACAAGCAATAGCCAACCCGTTACAAATAACACCTACTACACGTTTGCTGACCTTTCATTGGGCGCGGGTACTTATTACTTTGCTTATTTGGTCGGCAATGAAATCAGCCAATCGACACTCAGCCCAATCAGCGCATCATTCGTATGGTCGCCCGTTGGAGGGTCTACAGGCCCTACAGGCCCTACAGGCGCGACCGGTTCAGGAACTACAGGCGCAACTGGCTTGGCGGCTATCACGGCCTACAAACAACAAAGCCAAGCATTACCCGCACCAACATTTACATCGCCTACTAGCGGTTCAACCGCACCTAGCGGATGGTCACTTTCCGCGCCTAGCGTTACGGTTGGTCAAGTGCTTTGGTACATCCAAGGCAAGTACAACAGTTCAGCAATCAGCATCGATGGCGTTTCGCCAAACACAACGGCATGGACAGGGCCAGTAGCGGCAAGCATTTTCCAAGACATTCGTTCGGACAATTGGAACGGCTCAAACCCGCCCGTATTTGGTTCTACTGGCACTTACGGAACGGTTGGATATTACATCCAACAAAGCACAGGCGATGCGTATTTCAATCGCGGAATATTTAGGGGTACGGTTGAATCTGCCGTTTCCGGTAGCCGCATTGTCTTAGGTGAATCTTCTTCTGAATACTTGAAGGTCTACGATTCTGTTGGCAATACAGTTTTTAGGGTTGCCGGTGTCGCGGGACTTTACACCAATGTTCAAGTGACGGGTGCAAGCAATACGTTCGGTATTGGTGCTATGTCTGTTTCCAATGCAGCGGGTTTTGGTGGTAATGCTTTAAGTGTTACCAACAATGGAACTGGTAATGGAATCACAGCAATTGCAAATAGTACCGGCTCAACAAGAAATTCCATCCTTGCTATTGGTTATGGGACAAGTTCAGGCGGTGCTGCTGTCTATGCTTCCAACATCGGAAACTATGGTTTGTATTGCGCGGGCCAGTTTGGCATTGATAACAATACGTTGGTTACAAACTTAAACGCCAATTACTTGCAGGGCTATTCAGGCTCTGATTACGCTAGGATTTTTGCAACAAATTCAGGTAATGCAAACGCGGGCGGTTCAGGTGTAAATATTTTAGGTTCTGCTGCTACTGGCATTGTTGGTGCGTATGTTGGCACATCAGGTACAGGCAATATCGTAACCATTGAGGTTCAAACAACTAGCCCGTCTGATATACGTTTAAAAGAAGAAATAGCAAATAGCGATTTAGGATTGGCGTTTGTCAACCAACTGCGACCCGTTTCTTACAAACTCAAAGCCGACCCCAAGCACCAAAAAGGCTACGGATTTATTGCCGATGAAGTTGAAGAAATTATCCCTTTAGGTTCATCACTTGTATATCACGAACCCGATTGGAAAGTAGGCGATGAAACGGGTTTTAAAACCATTCACTATCCATCGTATATCGCTGTACTAACTAAGGCGATTCAAGAGTTATCCACAAAGGTTGCAGCACTAGAAGCACAATTGAAAGTTTGATATGCCAAAGCAAATTAACGTACCCGCAGAAACGATATATTTAGATATCAGAACTATTGAGGAAGTACCCAATATTTCTGTTCGAGTGGCAGTAGGTCAAACAGATGCTGATGGCGAATTTCTTGTGCCGCAACAATTTAAAACTTATCTTATTGAGGGTGACAACTACATAGAGTTAAACGGCCCTCCAACTTCATGGTCACCTGATAAACCAACTGGCACATATCGCAATGAAGATTTGTGGTATTTCATTGATCTATTAAATCAACCTTGATAAAATAGCGCAAAGATAAGACACCATTAGCCCGCTAGATAAGCGGCAGTTCTAACAAAGTTTTGGGAACGGCAAAATGGCCATCTTTAATAAGAACACACTTGCTCAAGTAAGTGGGTTCGACAACCCCATTCTTGCGGGTGAATTGGTGTGGAATCAGAAAACCTATTGGAATCTCACATTCCAAACGGCAACAGGCACAGACATCGATTTAACTGGTGTCACTATCAACGCACAAATTGTTAGACGCGAACTATCAAACGTCATTGATACGCGCAATGGGTTGACTTTTACGATTACTGATTTCAACCCCGCCCCCGCTGCCATACCTTTAACCGTTACAAACATTGTTGGGGCGACCGGTTCATTCACTTTGGTAATTGACGCATCCGCATGGACGCTGATGAGCAATGACCCTGAATTAGAAATCAACGCACAAGACCTCGTTGGTTACTCCGGTCGCGTCAAAGTCAGCATCCCTGCCGTTGGTGTTACGCCCGCAGATGACTTAATCATTTTTCTTTTATTTCTAGTTCGTTCTGATGGAGTTATTGTTCTATGACATCTGTATCAATAAACACAGGCAGTAACATCGTTGTCAAAGTTGACCGTGGCGTTCAAGGCCCGACCGGCCCAACTGGCCCTGCGGGTGGCCCTACAGGCCCAACCGGCCCAACAGGGCCTACTGGCGCACAAGGACAAGGCATTGCTTTAAAAGGTTCTGTCGCTACCGTTGGTAATTTGCCATCAGTAGGCAACGTAACGGGCGACTCATACATTGTTCAATCCAATGGGCATCTATACACATGGTCAGGTACGGCTTGGGTAGATGATGGCGCATTCGTAGGCCCTACTGGTTCTACAGGCCCGACCGGCCCAACCGGTGCTACCGGTGCTGCCTCATCTGTTGTTGGCCCAACTGGTGCTGTAGGCCCGACAGGCGCACAAGGTATTCAGGGAATCCAAGGCATTCAAGGTGTGGTCGGCCCAACAGGCAGCCAAGGCTTGCAAGGTATTCAAGGGCCAACTGGTGCTACCGGTGCTACTGGTGCAAATGGTATTGCGGGCGCAACAGGCCCAACAGGGGCGCAGGGTATCCAAGGTATTCAAGGCCCAACCGGTGCAAATGGTGCAACAGGCCCAACGGGTGCAACAGGCGCACAAAGCACGGTAGCAGGGCCAACCGGTGATGCAGGGCCAACTGGCCCACAGGGCATTCAAGGCGTGGTCGGCCCTACCGGTTCACAAGGTATTCAAGGCATTCAGGGAATACAAGGCATCCAAGGCGTAACTGGCCCAACGGGTAGCCAAGGCATTCAAGGTGTACAAGGCCCAACCGGTACTACTGGTAATACAGGCGCAACAGGCCCTACTGGCCCAACTGGTAACACCGGCCCTCAAGGTACATCAATTAACTTCTTGGGTGAAGTTCCTACTGTTGGTGCTTTGCCCGCAGGGGCTGCCATCAATGATGCGTACATCGTTACCGCTGATGGTGACTTGTATGTTTGGGATGGCGTAGCTTGGATTGATGTGGGTCAGATTGTTGGCCCTCAAGGCCCTACAGGCGCACAAGGTGCGACAGGCCCAACGGGTGCTACGGGTTCTGCGGGTAGCACAGGCGCAACCGGCCCAACAGGCTCACAAGGTATTCAGGGTGTGATTGGCCCAACTGGCCCGCAAGGTATTCAAGGCGACCAAGGCATACAAGGTATCCAAGGTGTCACAGGGCCTACGGGCGCACAAGGCATCCAAGGTGTAACAGGCCCGACAGGCGCACAAGGTATCCAAGGTATTGAAGGGCCGACAGGGCCAACTGGCGCACAAGGTATTCAAGGCGTGACAGGCCCGACAGGCGCACAGGGCGCAACAGGCCCAACGGGGGCTACTGGTGCTAACTCAACTGTTGCAGGGCCAACAGGGCCTACCGGTTCGCAAGGCATCCAAGGCATTGAAGGGCCAACAGGGCCACAAGGCATACAAGGTATCCAAGGTATTCAAGGTATTCAGGGCATTCAAGGTGTTACAGGGCCAACTGGCGAACAGGGAATACAAGGCGTAACTGGCCCGACAGGCGCACAGGGCATTCAAGGTGTCACAGGGCCAACTGGTGCGACAGGCGACATTGGCCCAACTGGCCCGCAGGGCAACAGCATCACAGGCCCAACTGGCCCGACAGGTAGTGCCGGTGCGACAGGCCCTGTTAGTTATAGCAAAACTCTTGCATTTGATATTCTTTTTAGTCTGTAAGGAAAAATTATGGCAAACCCAAACATTGTCAACGTCACCACTATCACCGGCTCAACGGCCTATGTGCTGCCATCAGGAACTTCTGTTTCTGTTGCGTGGACTTATGCAGACCCGTCTACAAGCGGCTCAGTATCTTTAACTGGCCTAACGCCCGCATCAGGCACAGTCAATAAGATCAACAACATTGTTGTGTCTAACACCACGGCATCTGCTGCCAACTGTTCTATTGCGATTTCAAACAATCCCACATTTGCAAGTGGCACGGCTTACTACATTGCATCGACTATTTCTGTCCCTGCTTATGCCTCATTGATTGTGACTGACAAGACCACATCGTTCTATGTGACTCAGTACCAATCGGTTGGCGTGATTTCGGGAACGGGTAGTGCGTTGACCTACGTTGCATCGTTTGAAGCAATCACGGCCTAAACCATGTCAATGCGCTATTTAGCAGGGTTTCTTATGGCGGGATACAACCCGCTGAAAGTTCCTAACGCCCCCACGATTGGCACGGCTACGGGCGGTAATGCTTCTGCATCTGTCACTTTCACAGCACCTAGCGATGTGGGGGGCGGTGCGATTACTGGTTACACAGTTGTGTCTACCCCATTAGGTGCTGTGGGCAGCGGTGCAAGTTCTCCCGTTACTGTAAGCGGCTTGACCAACGGCACGGCTTACACATTCAAAGTTTGATCGCCAATGGTTAAACCTTCGCAAAACTGAGCGGCAGGATGTGAGGCATCATTCATTGCCGCACTATTTGAAGGGCCATCAATAAGAGATGTTGTTCCTGCTGTAGTTGTATTAGTTGTCTTCCATTGCAATATACTTTGAGCAGAAGCAACTGGCCCAACAACTATGTAATGTGTAGCAACACTTGATACGCCAATTTGTCCCGCATAGAACCCACCGCCATAAGCTTGGCCTATTACTGTCGGAGGTGCGTCAGGAGTGACACTACCTGATGTAGCACTCAAGCCACTAGGCCCATATACATTTGTCGCCCAAACTTTAAATGTATAGGCCGTGCCGTTAGTCAAGCCGCTTACATTAACGGGAGAACTTGCACCACTTGCAATAATCCCTGATGGCGTAGCAACAACTGTATAACCAGTTATCGCACCGCCTCCAACATCTGATGGTGCTGTGAAAGTGACAGATGCAGAAGCATTACCGCCCGTAGCCGTGCCAATCGTGGGGGCGTTAGGAACTTTAAGCGGGTTGGAGCC